GAGCAATGACTATAGCCCAACGTGGTTCGTCATCTACTATAGATGGATATGGGAGCATAGATAGATTCCGTTCAAATTTAGCTGGTTGTGACGAAAATCCTACACAATCACAATCTGATGTTGCAAGTGGAACTACACCTTACACTTTAGGATTTAGAAAAGCTTTTAAATTTACCAATGGAAATCAAACATCTGGTGCTGGTACAACTGTTTGTGTAGCTATTTTACATAGAATTGAAGCACAAGATATTGCCAATAGTGGTTGGAACTATACAGATTCAAATAGTAAACTAACTCTTAGTTTTTGGTGTAAAAGTAGTGTTGCTCAAAATTTTTATGGATTTTTCAGAACACAAGATGGAACATCACAACTTAATGCTTTTGAAACTGGGTCTTTAACTGCTGATACTTGGACAAAAGTTACAAAGACAATTACAGGAGATTCTAATCTTCAGTTTGATAGTAATAATGACACAGGTTTAGATATTGAATTTACTATGTTTCGTGGAACAGATAGAACTGGAACTCTTACTCTAAATCAATGGGCTGCATATAACACTAATGTTAGAGTGCCAGATATGACTTCAACATGGTACACAACAAATGATGCGACATTTGAAATTACAGGAGTTCAGCTTGAGGTTTCAGATCATGCCACCTCATTTGAATTTTTGAGCTTTGCAGATGAATTGAGAAGGTGTAAAAGATATTATAGAATACTTCAAGATGCTAGTGGTGGTGCTTGTTACATGGGTGCTGTAGCATATAACTACGATGGGAATACTGTTGTTGTACAAGTAAACTTTGAAACAGAAATGAGAGCAACACCGACTCTTGATAATACATCAGGAACTAATTATTATAGATTTTATAGGAATAGTAGTTATGTTGATATTAATGCTTTCAACTCAATAAGTGGAATGACTAAATACGGAGGAGCATTTAATAATAGTGATTCAGGAAGCGGAACAGCAGGGCAAGCGGGTGCTGTTGTCTTAAATAATACAGCAGCTAAACTAGCCTTTGATGCGGAGCTTTAAACTATGGCATACCCAACAAATCCAATTTATAAATTACAAAAAAACATTTTTACAGGGGAGGTAGATCAAGTAAAAACACAAGATTCAGCTACTATGCCTTTTAATCTTAAACTTATTCCATTTGACCCTGATAACACCGACTATCAAAAGTATCTTGCGTGGGTAGCAGAGGGAAATACAGCCGAAGCTGCTGATTAATTAACCTTTTCTATTTGCCTTGTCATAACCCCAAGGGTCACATATAAAGGCGCCAATGCACAGATTCCGCAGAAGGTTATAATTGTAACAGGCACTAATGCTTTCAAAAATGCTTCTCGAATCATGGCAAAAATTTCACAAATATTATCTATTTTAAGTTTTATAATCAGCGCGTCAATGTTGGGCGGCGCATACTTCGGTTATAAATACGTTACTTCCCCGCAACTGAAAAATCGTGTGATGAATGAAATACTTGCAAACGTGCAACAGATGATGCCCAAAATGCTTGATAATCAAATACCAAGAACAACAGGCGGTTCAATACCATTACCCATTAAATAGTTGGAAATAAAACAAATACAAATTCCAGATATTTTAACAATAAATATAAATTCTTATATTCCCTCGACAAATGTTTTAAATATACCTTTGCCAAAACTTGAAATATTGGGTTGCGTCAAAACGCATCGAGATAGTTCTTTAAAAAATACACAGATCATAGAAGATGACCCAAATGGCGCTTTTTATAGTTGCCCAAATGGAAAACTGCCTTCTTATGTTCCGATGCAATATACGCCCGAAGCGTTGGTAATTGTTGAGGAACAAGAAAAGCCAAAAACTGAAACACCAAAACCTCTTGAAACAAAACCGCCAGAAATTCCAAAAAACAAAGAAAAAGAGATTATCACAATTCCCCCTTGCCCTAACCCAAAACAACCGCTGCGCGTTGGCTCGTATGCCAATTCTGAAAAATTGGAAAAAGTAAAAGCCTTTGAATTAGTTAATGGAGAATGTAACATCATATGGGAGCCAGTTCCATTTCAAGAACAATACATTCCAGAAGTATCTACAATAATCTCGACAGCCGTGATCGGATTCGTAGCGGCATCCTCGCCTATAATTTTGAACGCTATAAAGCCAATTATTAAAAAATTAATTACCAGAAAGAAAAAATCATCTTAATTCGTGAGTGTGCGGGATAACTTGATTCGGCTTTGGTTCCAAATAAATATCCGAACATAAATTATAAAATTCCGAATTTTTTGCAATTAAAATTCCCTCCTGTTTTAATTTTCCACATTCCTTAATGCGGGCTATAGCCCAATCTAATTGTTTATTTTGCAATATTTGTTTTTGAATTTTAACTTGAGTTGTTGCGGCGTCTGAGCATTGATTTTGAAATTTTCTATCAAGTGGAACTGTAAAATTTAAACTGAATCCTGTATTTAGAGCATAGCTGTCTTTATTTGTTCCTGAATAATTAAGTTGTTCAAATAATACATTCCCCGGATTGTCAGGCACATCATCATTATTTGCATCTGTATTGTCGTAATATGGCGTTGTGTAGTAATGATCGAAAGGTTTGCGATAGTTTGCCCCGAAAGTGATAAACGGCGAGAATGTAAGCGTTGCGCCCTGACAAACAATATTATTTCCAAATTGATTTGTAGTCATATTGCCAGTTAGCGATTGGATTGCCATATTGGTCACAGAACCATTATTTGATTGGCTAACAGCATTTGCAAGCGCTTCTAGGGGCGTTAGGGCTATTGAGAGAACACAGATTGCGAAGTTACAACGGATTCTGAAGTTATTGACCTTGTGATTGTGGTTATATTTGATACGCCGCCCGGCCCTCGATAGCTTTCTGAAAATTGAAAGGCCGCACCGCTTGTCGGGTTTGTTAATGTAAATACTGGTTTGTTGTCTGTCGATAAATTTAACCCCGTATAAGTATAAGTTTGTCCATTAACTGTTGCTGAAACATCTGTCGTATTTGGAGCAACCCCGCCATCTGTTGAAATACCTGTTCCTGTAACTGAATATTCATATGAATTGCCGAAATAATCAGTTGAAGTAATTGTTTCTTGAATTTGGGTAGTGGTATTTGTAGTTGAAGACATGGTTCCGGTTGTAAAGGCCGGCGTAACGGGCTGCGCATAACTAGGTATTGCATAAAATAAAAATATTAATAACAGTTTGCGCATCTTTCATTAATCGACAGAAAGCGTTGTCACATATTGACCTGTAATAGATGAACCGGGGTCGCCGCCTGTTACCGAGATTACATGATTATCTATTGTTGCGGCGCCAGAACCAATTGCGCCTGCCGCTGTAGATGTAAGGTCTGAAAAATTACTTACTGCGCCGGTAGTCGGAGCGCTATTTGGTACCGCATCGCCTTCAAGATATGATTGCGTAAATTGAAAATTTTCCCCGGCGGTGCTTTGTGATGCTGTAATTGTAGTAAACGCATTAACGCCGTTAGTGGCTGTTCCTAGCCCCCCAACAACGCCTGCTGTTGTTCCATCTGTAGTTGTGACCCCGCTTCCAGAAACCGAATAAGAATTTGCGACCCGATCAGCCGCTGTTGCTGCGCTCATAACTTCAATCTGTACAGATGACGTAATTGTTGACGTCATGTCGGCAAACGCGGCAGATGGAAGCAAAAATAAAATAGGAAGTAATTTTTTCATTTGATGCCTACTTTCGAGTTTTTGTTGTCTACTATATCTACTTTACCCTGCAACTTTTTTTTGTCATTATTTTTACTTTTCAGGTCAATTCCAAATTGTGTAAGGACGCCAGAAAGCAAGCCTGCCGCAAAGGTCGTGTCAATTTGTCTTACTGGATTTGGGTTATAGTATGACCAAGAAATGACCGCCAAAGACCACCCAAGAACGACAAGCTGAACGAAAGTTGCAACAATATTCGGCCTTTGTTTTTCTTCTTCTAGTTCTTCCATAAAACGGCCTTTTTGCTAAAACTAGCAAATTTGTCTACAGTTGAAAAGAATATATTACAAAAACATGATTAGATTTATCAAGCCAATACTGAAGTTCTTCGTCAAATCCAATGCGGTAAAATCACTTGTGATTGGCTTGCTTGAGGACTATGCGGCATCTACGGAGACAGACATTGATAATGAGATTGTCGCCTTGGTTAAGGAAAAGTTGTGGCCTGTAACATAACTTTAAGTTATGGTTGGCGTAAGGCGTCAGGTGGTCGATGCCTTCTCTGCAAAAAATGGGCTAACTAATTCCCCAAA